GAGATACCAGTTCTTGCTCCTGCTTTAATTTGATCTTGCCCTGTTTCATGTTCATAGTATGTTGTAACACCATCAGTATTACCAACTGTAGAATCACTTGTAGCATCAGAGTCATATTCTGTTGCGTGTGGTTTTCCAAATATAGAGGAATCAAACCAAGATGATCTTGCAAGTGAACTTGTAGTCCATACAGGTCGCTCAGGTGTTGAATCCATAAAGTTATAAGTTACTGATCTATTATTAGATGCAGCACCACTACCAGGATAGAACCATGTGACTTCACCAAACAAGTTATTCAATCCTGCATAAATATGATTTTTAGGAACGGTGTTAATATCATCGTAAACATAGTCTTCAACTAAACATGCTAAAGATTCTAGTTTACCAGTGTATCTAAAGAAACCATTCTCTGACATCCAATAAGCAGAACCATCAACCTCAACGGCTGCATTCTTTCCAATCAATCCACAGTTCGTTCCAACTTGTTGAAATGAAAATACGAAAGGTGCACCAACAAATCTCATAATAAACAAAGATGTATCAGTCCAAACGTAAATTGCATCTCTACCTCTAATCGCTGCGACGATCCGTGTTCCGTCGGCCAGTCTCTGTGTACCAGCGGTATTGGTTGCTGAAGGTGCATAAGAAGTTGTTGCATCAATTGATTCTTGGTCTGACCATCTAATGTACATATCATCTTGTGTTGATGTTGTACCAATAGTTGTTTCTGTTCCAAAAAATACTAAGTGTCTATCAGGTGTTGAAACTAATGTTTGTACTGCTGCTGTTGGTGCATTAGCAACAATTGTGGCTCTTGTAGATGTACCACCCGCTGCATCTGAATCCCATTCAAAAGTTGCACCATCCACGATAGTTGCAATCAATTTATTTCCATAATTGTCCAAGGTCCATAGACCAGGGGCTGTTATAATATCACCTGTTTGGGATGCACCCCATTTTGTGTATTCGGAAGCATCGGTAACCGTTGCTCCATCAGAGTGCGCTGCTGCTGTAGTGTTATCTGATCCTCTAGTTAAACCTGATAAAGTTCCTGTACCAGAAGTATTTGTTGTATAAGCAATTCTTTCATCATCTATTAAAACTGTTCCTGAAGCAGGAAATCCTGTTGAATCATCTAAAACAATACTTGTTGAAGAATTTGTCAATGCTCCATCTAAGGTATCATAAACTTCACCAGCTACAGTACCACCCCATAATCCAAGACCCCAACCAGCAGCTGATGCTTCCGTTGCAGGACCAATTGAATAAAAATGTTGAACTCTTATTCCTCCAGAAGTACTTGCTCCTGATCCAGATTCAGCTGATCCCATTTCAATGGTAATTGTTGTAGAAGTTGGAACCGTTGTAACCATGAAATTAGTGTCATCAAAATCATCGGAGTCAAAATCAGAATCAGTGATAGTAGAAAAATTATCCAAACGAACAATGTCATATTTCGTAATGTTATGATCAGATGCAAATGTGATTGTAACCGTTGCATCACTTTGTGTTGTTGTAAAGGCGCTTGTTAATGTTGTTGTACTTTTAAGAGGAGTAATATCATAGAATGCTCCTCCAGAATATACATATAAAAATCTGTTTGTACCAATAGCTGCGTATTTAATTCCTGACGCATTAACAAAATGGTGTAATGCTGTATTTCTTCCTGTAAGAGTACTGTCTCCTAGTTGTGCCCAACCTCCAATTTTTTCAGGAGTTCCATATCTAAAACGAACATAATCACCACTAACCCATTGGCCTTCGCCACCAGTCGCTGTGACTTGTTTGTTAAATCCTGGTTGAAATTTTAATTTTTGTAGCATAATTATCTCGCGTTACAAGGTACTCCGTTTGAATTTACGAATGGTTGTTCTGCAAAGGCAGCGTAGATGTATGTTCCACCTGAAGCGTTTAAAAAACCAGCAGTGTTTCTCATTTTAATGCCATTAGATGTAAAATCTGAATAATTTCCAGAATATTCAGCTTCAGTGGTATTTACTTCCAAAGTTAAATCATTATATCTTAATATTACCCAGTTATTTGTACTATCTGTTCTTTTCACCAGAAACCAAGCTGGACGGAAGCCTAAGTGTACAAAGGCTCCATCAGCATTTCCATTTCCTGTGTATTTGCCAAACTTGCTGAAACCTTGAACATCTGTAAAAAGGTAATTTATATAAGTATCTGTATCATTATTTACTCCGCCACTTGTACCTAAAGAAAATACTGAAGATGTTGGAGTGGTTGAGTTCCACCAAGTTGTAGCTGTTCCAACTGATGAAGTATCATTTAATATTAATCTTTTTGTGTTGCCTAAAACTTCAAAAAAACAAGTCCAATCTGATGCGTCTCCAGACCTTCTTTTAACAAACATAACTTTAGGAACTGCTGACAAGGAATGTGATATTGTTCTGTTGCTACCATCTCCAGTATATGAAACTATATCAAACCCAGCAGTTGCTGATTCTTTCCAGTGAAAAGAAACGTAATTATGTGCGTCTTCATTGTTTAAGTTTTCATTTCCTGACACTGTAATTCCTGTAGATGTAAATGTCATATCAGCAAATGTACCTTCAGCATTACCATTTGTAGTTTGTAATGCCGCATTGTTTCCTCTAACAGCATCTGTTATATATCCACCACTAGCATCTGTTCGTTGTCTCATCCATGTTAGATCAGGCTGAAAACCAACAGTAATTGCTCTATCATCAGTACCATCGCCTGTAAAAGTTACTATATTAAAATATTCTGCTGGATCGTCTATTGTTGTATAAGCCATTTATCCTCCATACTCCGCTAAATTTTTAGAACAGATAGCCAAGAAGTCTTTACTTGCACTATCAAATGTTCCAGCACTTGGATCAAATTCAAAGTTTCCATATCCATTTGCATCTGTATTTCCTGATGAAACTGTAAAAGCTGAACAGCCACCAAAATTACATAAAAGAGTTCCAGTAGTTGAACCATCTTGCCATGATAAAGCTGGAAGATAAAAACCAAAAGGAGTTGAAGCTACTGCTGTTATATCAATTCCCGTTCCTGAATTTTCAACTGTGCCATCTACTGCCCAATAAAGTTTAAGGTTGTCTAGATCTACATAGCATCCAATTATAGCGTTTGGTGTACTAGCAGTTCCAAAATTTGTCCATGAATTATTATTAAAATAGCCATAAGCTCTATTGCTAAATGTGCTTCTACCCCAATCATTTGGATGATAACCTAAACCTTGATTGTTTGCTGTATCTTGTGTTGATGATATTCCAAGATGAAATAAATCTTCTGAACCACTTCTTGCGTCATACTCAACCTCAAAATACCACTTGCCTTTTGATAAAGGAAAAGTTCCTTTATTAGAAGAATAAGGAGAACTTGCTGTTACAATTTTACAATTTCCTTCTGAAAAAGTTGATGCCGCATAATAATTATCTAAAGGATCCATAGTACAAAAATTATTAGTCGGTGTATCTGTAGCTTGATCTGTTGCGGCTAGATTAGATTCAGAGAGGTCTGTGCCCCCGTTTGCGTCATTCCCTAGGTTACCGCTAGCTTCAAAATCTAAATAAAAACCATGCGTACCAAATGTTAATCCTGATACATCTTTTGGTTTCCAAATTGTCGGACTGTCATCATCAAATTCGCCAAAGTCAGATGCAGAATAAGCTGTTCCATCTATAAAAACTACTTCTGCCATATAGCCATCATGATAATAAGCTGCTGTAACCCACTTACCAATTGCTAAAGTGCTTGAATCTAAAGCATTGCCACCAGATCCTGTTGCAGCACTTGCTCCATTTACATATAAAGTTATTGTTCCTGAATTACATTTACAAACTAAATGATACCAAGCACTACAGTCTTTATAAACTTCTGTTGTTTCTATTAATATATTATCTGGAGAATCTTCTGAATAATAAAAAAAATTATTACCACTATCAAAACCAATTCCAGTCGCATCTGTTCCTGAATCTCCCCAACTTACTAAATAATTAGCTGTGCCTAAATTAGAACCTCTTTTTACCCAAGCTGAAAAAGTCCAAGATGCAGATGTACTAGAAATACTTTTACTCATTGATGGACTATCTCCATCATTAAACCTACATGAGTTGGCTACTTCATAACCACCTGTTAAAGTATTAGCTGGTATAATTAAAGGCATGGATTAACTCTCCAATGTTGGTAGTTGTCCTAGTGGTCTTTCAAATACTTCTGGATCTCCTTCATCTGCTGTATTTACATAAGCATATAAAGTTTCTAAAGCTGGTGTATCTGAAGCATTAGTTATTTGAGTTTCTTGAGCTGCGGCTTTTGTTCTAACTGCTGCTCTATGTGTAGTAATTGCACTTGGTACTGCTGTACCTGCATCTGCTTTTCTAGTTATATACCAATCTGTATCTTGTAATATTCCAGCAGCTTGAGATTTAACTTCTCTAATTTTAATTGTTTTTAAACCCTCAACTGCAACATCGCCTACATCTTTACCATCTGGTATTTTACCATCTGTTTTATCTTGGTTAGTCCATAAAGTATCAGCATGAGCTTTAGCAGTTGCGCTACCATAACTTGCGGTAATTTTTCCACCAGCAAAAGCAAATGATTGATTGGTATTGATATACCATTGTTCATCTTTTTTATTGGTGTCGTCAAATTCTACTTCATAAATTCCAATGGCTTCTCTTTCTGCATTAGTCCATCTAGAAGAAAATATGTTTCTTGAA